CTTGTTGGATAGCAACAGCAGTACCACCCCAATTCATACCTAGATATGCCCAGTTCGATAAAGTGCCAACTTGCACTGGTGATGAATAGTTGGTGCCTTGAGTACCATTGCCCATGATACCGGCCGCAGATCCAAGACCCCATGCCCACATAGTACCATCAGTGCGTAGGGCAAACCACACATTAGGTCCTGTGGCAATCGCTTTCCAGTTAGTTAGAGTGCCAACTTGCACAAAAGATGATTGATCATTAGCATTGCCCTGGCCGTTCGATCCATTACCACCCTGACCAGCAGCCCACAGAGTGCCATCAGTCTTCAGAGCAAGTGATGTGTATCCATTGAGAATCACTCGCTTCCAGTTAGTCAGTGAGCCAACCTGGACCGGGGATGAGTATTTGGAGAATGCAGGGAGATTCCAACCGAATTGTCCAAAAGCATTATACCCACACATCCACAGAGTGCCATCAGTCTTCACCGCACCCGCTGTGTAGGCAGCTGAAGAATAGTTTAACCATCTTTCTGTAGCGATACCGGCCACCCCAACTTGAGTGAGAGTGCTGCGATTTGTTCGATCCCCCATCATCAGAGCGCCGTAGGCGTTATATCCACACAACCACAATGATGCATCAGAATACACATCGCGCCGGGCAAACATGTCACCCAGATCGACAAGAGTGGAAGTAGCCGCTCCGGTAGAATCGAGAATAGGAAACTTAAAATTTGTTGGATTACTCATTGCTCAAAAATACCCATCTGCGATTGCCACAGTATTTAACCCCTCGGCCCCGACACTTCTCCACGTTGTGAGTGTGCCTACCTGCACCGGAGAGCTGCGAGATGTGATAGTTCCATCACCAAGCTGCCCGGCGCCATTTATACCACCGGTCCATAGTGTGCCATCAGTTTTGACAACA